ATAGCGTGATAATATAAACATAGAATAATAACAATTTAAAAATTAAAACAATGGCATTAAAAGGATCTTATGATTACAAAGGAATCACACTTAGTGATGCTTATGTAAAAGTTACAAATGTTGGCTACTCAACACATGAGTCAGTTAACAACCAGTTAAAAACAGCTGCCGTGTATAACTCTGATGGGTCTATAAAAACGGAGGCTGTTTATGAAGACGTAGTAGTAAAAAGTACTCAAGGTAATTACACAGCTAAAATCTGGAAAGACAAAGCACATAGAGACACTGTGGGTAAGTACAATGACGACTTCGCTTCAGTTAGTGGAAGTTTTGTTATGGGTGTAGGCACTACAGCTAAAAACCCTGTAATTCAAGCTTACACAGCTATGAAAGCTGAAGACGCTTGGAAAGACTACACGGATATATAATAATTAATAATTAAATTTAAATAAAATGGAAGACGTAAAAGTAGAAGACATCGCTCAAGATGTAAAAAAGATTACTGATGAAGAATTAAAATCAGTACAAGAAAAGGTAAACTCAATTAACCAAGTTCAATTACAAGTTGGTGGCTTAGAGGTTCAGAAAGCTTCGGCTTTAGAGGCTATTAAAGTTTCTCAAATGGATCTACAGGTAATTCAAAAAGAACTTGAAGAAAAGTATGGTAAGGTAACTGTAAATTTACAAACAGGAGCTATTACTGAAATACCTGAGGAAGATGAAGCTGATACGAAAGATTAGTATTGGTAAAGACTATAAAAACGAAGCTATGCATTACTCCGTGGACCAAGAGGTTTACGGAGGACATGTAATAGACTGTATTGTAGAAGAAGACGATAAGTTTAGCATATATATTAAAAAAAATGATGAGGTTTTGCCTTGGAAAGATTTTAATAAAAATATGGCTATAGCTGTTGAGTACAATTTAGAATATTAATGCAAGGTTTATATTATTTTATAGTAAAACCAGTAGAATCAAGATACAACAATAAAAAAAATATTAACGGTAAAGAGTTAATATTAAACACGGAGATATTTACTCATAAAAATGTAAATAGAAACGCTATAGTTGTGTCGGTTCCTAAAGGTTTAGATACTCCTATAAAAAAAGGTGATGAAATAATTGTTCATCATAATGTTTTTAGAAGATGGAAGGATGTTAGAGGTAATGAGCAAAACAGTAAATCTTATTTTAAAGAAGATCAATACTTTGTTCAGCAAGATCAAGTTTATTTATATAAAAATAAAGACGACTGGATGTCCTTAGATGAATACTGCTTTGTAAAACCTATCAAATCTTTTAGTGATTTTGATATTGAAAAAGAGCAAAACTGTGTAGGTGTTTTAAAATACACAAATAATCATAAGTATTTAAGTAAATTAAGTATTGGTGATTTAGTTGGTTTTGCACCAAGAAGTGAATTTGAATTTATTATAAATAACGAGCGCTTGTATAGGGTTTTAACAAGAGCAATTACAATTAAATATGAATACCAAGGACAAGAAGAAGAGTATAATCCAAGCTGGTTATAAAGCTGTAGATGAATTAATCAAAGTTGCTAAGGAAAAAATAGTTGATAGTGATGATGATGTATCAGCTGATAGATTAAAAAATGCAGCAGCTACTAAAAAACTAGCTATATTCGATGCTTTTGAAATACTAAACCGTATAGAAGATGAAAAAGCTATGCTAGATGGTAAACCTAAAGAAGATAGTAAAACAGAAAAGTTTGCTGGATTTGCAGAAAGAAGATCTAAATAATGTATAATCAAACTCTATACAAGGTTATAACACCTATAAAAACAAATACCATTAAAAGACTTAATAAGTTAAAAAAATGGGAATATGGTTACAATAAAGAGCACGATGTTGTTATAATATCTAAAACTGGTAAAATAGGTGAAATCTATGAAATACAAAACCTAAAAATAGCACTACCATCAATACCTAAAAATCCTCATCAATTTGAAAATAAAACCTGGAGTGTAACTGAATATCCAAAAGAACTAAATAGAATTAAAAGTATATTTGATTGGAGAGAACTACCAAGTGATTTCAAAAGTAAATATATAGATTATATTGAAAGTGAGTTTAATAAACGTGAAAATGGTTTTTGGTTTAGCAACAAAAAAACACCAACATATATAACTGGTACACATTACATGTACTTACAATGGAGTAAGATAGACGTTGGTAAACCTGATTTTAGAGAAGCAAATAGATTATTCTATATATTTTGGGAAGCTTGTAAGGCTGATAAAAGATGTTACGGTATGTGTTATCTTAAAAATCGTAGATCTGGTTTTTCTTTTATGGCTTCTGGTGAAGCTGTTAATATGGCTACAATATCTAGTGACGCTAGGTTTGGTATATTATCTAAAACAGGTGCTGATGCTAAAAAAATGTTTACTGATAAAGTCGTACCAATATCAGTTAACTATCCTTTTTTCTTTAAACCAATTCAAGACGGTATGGATAGGCCTAAAACAGAGCTAGCGTATAGAGTACCAGCTAGTAAGTTAACTAGAAGAAAAATAACTAGTAATGAAAAAATTGAAGAACTAACAGGTCTTGATACAACTATTGATTGGAAAAACACAGGTGATAACAGTTATGATGGTGAAAAACTAAAACTGTTAGTACATGATGAAAGTGGTAAATGGGAGAGGCCTGATAATATATTAAATAACTGGAGAGTTACAAAAACAACATTAAGATTAGGTAGTAGAATAATTGGTAAGTGTATGATGGGATCAACATCTAACGCTTTAGACAAAGGAGGAGATAATTTTAAGAAACTTTACAATAACTCAGATGTTACAAAACGAAACAGAAATGGACAAACAAGTTCGGGACTCTATAGTTTGTTCATACCTATGGAATGGAACTACGAAGGATTCATTGATTCTTATGGCTTACCTGTATTCGACACACCGGAAACAGAAGTTAAAGGACCTTACGGAGACTTTATAGACACTGGAGTGATAGATCACTGGGATAATGAAGCTGATGGATTAAAGAACGATCAGGATGCTCTAAATGAATTCTATCGTCAATTCCCAAGAACTGAAGAACATGCTTTCAGAGACGAAACTAAAGGTAGTATATTTAATTTAGCAAAAATATACGAACAAATAGATATAAATGGTGAAAAAGCACCTATAACAATAGGTAATTTTCAATGGTCAGGTGGTGTAAAAGACACTAAAGTTGTTTTTTATCCAAATCAACAAGGTAACTTTAAAGTTTCATGGACACCTCAACAACATTTACAAAACAAAATAGTTTTAAAAAACGGAATTAAATATCCTGGTAATGAGCACATGGGTGCTTTTGGTTGTGATAGTTATGATATATCAGGTACTGTTGATGGTAAGGGTTCAAAAGGATCTTTACACGGTTTAACAAAGCTTAGCATGGAAGATTCTCCTGCTAATCATTTCTTTTTAGAATATATTGCTAGACCAGCAACAGCAGAAATGTTTTTTGAAGACGTTTTAAAAGCTATGATTTTTTATGGAATGCCCTTATTATGTGAAAATAATAAACCTAGATTACTTTATTATTTAAAAAGAAGAGGTTATAGAGGTTTTTCTATGAACAGACCTGATAAAGTTTGGAATAAATTATCTGTTACAGAGAAAGAAGTAGGTGGTATACCTAACTCAAGTGAAGATATAAAACAAGCACATGCTGCTGCTATTGAAATGTATATCAACGATCATGTTGGTTTAAAATTAGATGGCACTTATGGTGATATGTATTTTAATGAAACACTTAATGATTGGTCAAGATTTGATATAAATAAAAGAACAAAGTTTGATGCAACAATAAGCTCTGGTTTAGCTGTTATGGCTTGTAATAGACATTTATATAATCCTAGAGCAAACATAGAAAAAGAAAAAATAAATTTAAATATAGCCAAATATAAAAATAGAGGCTATCATTCAAAACTAATAGAAAAATAATATGGCTGAGTCAGTTACAAATAGTTATTTTCCTAGTCAAGTAGTTAGTGACGCAGAGAAAGCAAGCGCCGATTTTGGTTTAAAAGTCGGTAAAGCCATTGAACAAGAATGGATGAAGAGAGATTCTGGCACAAATCGTTTTGCTAGTAATCAAAACAACTTTCATAAACTGCGTTTATACGCTCGAGGAGAACAAGCAATACAAAAATATAAAGATGAATTATCTATTAATGGTGATTTATCTTACTTAAATTTAGACTGGAAACCAATACCTATTATACCTAAATTTGTAGATATAGTAGTAAATGGTATATCAGAAAGAACATTTGATATAAAAGCTTATTCTCAAGATCCTTTCGGTGTTAGTAAACGTACTAAATACATGGAAAAGATAATAGCTGACATGAAAACA